CGGTTGGTGCGGGCGATGCGGTCTTCCAGACCTTCCGGCTTTGCCTTGGAGCGCGGGTTGCCCAGGTTGATGGCGCGGCTCAGTGCGAGGACGTCGCCGGCATCGGCCCAGCGGTTGAGGCCGTTGTCTTTCCAGTAGGCCGCCGCTGCACGCGCACCGTTGACCGGATCCAGCAGCAGGTCGGGGTTCTGCACCAGCGGCAGGCCCAGCAGCAACCCCATGCGGGCGTAGCCGTCCTTGAGGGTGTTCTGGATCGGACCGCGACCACGGTATCGCCAGCCGTCGCCGCTGGCTTCATTGCCGTTGCCGCCGCGCCCAGCATATACGTAGTTGGCCAGCTTCTCAGGGTTGTTCAGGAAGCGCTTGGCGAAGGCCAGCTCCTCCGGCTCGATCTTGCGGTTGCCGTTGAGGTCGAAGCGCCGGAACACCGCCACCACGCGCTCGGCCGTGCTGTAGCTGAGGCCTTCTTCCACCCGGGTCAAGCTGACGCTTTCATGGCCGAGCTGGGCGAGGAAGTAGGCGACCTGGCGGCGGGTGGTGATGCCGAATTCAGTCATGGCCGCGTTGAGTGGCTGGGTCCAGCGCTGCACGCGCGCCGCCGGCATCTGCATGGCGCGGGCAAGGATGTCGTCAGTCAGGATCACGGGTCGGTCCTCAGAATGCGGGCGCCGTTGCCCTTGGACTGGAAGGTCAGCAGCAGCACCACCAGCAGCAGGCCCAGCTGCCAAGGACTGACGAGTGCGCGGGGGCCGTACAGCAAGATCTGCAGCGCCTGACCGCCGGTGGAGGCGATCAGCACCCACGCCACCACAGAGACGCCAGGGCGGTGCGTAGCGCCTGCGTGGGCGCGGTAGGTGATCAGGCGGCCGCAGATGGCCAGGCTGGCCAGCAGGGCGAGGAAGGTGGTGATCTCAGCCATTTCGGTCTCCGCGGCGGAAGGACTTGAAGTCGATGCTCCCGCTGCCCTCGATCAGCCGCAGGGTGATCGTCACCACGCAGGCCGCCAGCAGGAAGGCCGCCAGCCCGGCCGACTCCAGGCCGAAGCGGCGCATGACGTCGGTAGCGCCCATGTAGCCGGGCACGACACTCACAGCGAGGTAGAACAGCCGCTTCCAGAGCAGCAGATCCTTGGCCGACACGACGAACAGGGTGGCGCCGGCGAAGGCACCGATCAGGGCGTCGGGATTGACGCCCGGCAGCAGAGAAGCCAGTCCGACACTGGTGGCCAGCGCGAAGAGGGTGCCGGTGGAGGTTGGTTCGGTCATCGTCAGTCCCAGAGCTGTACCAGCGGGCGCGTGGCGGCGGCTGGGGTGGTGGTGTCGGGCAGCACCACGGAGGTGCCTTGGGGCAGGATCGGGCCGAGAGCGGCCAGACCGGGATTGAGTGCCAGCGCTTGTTCCACGCACGCGGCAGTGGTGCCCAGGTAGCGGTAGCAGATGGCGTCCAGGGTGTCGCCTTGGGCTGCGATGACCAGCATCAGATGAGGTCCACCGTGGTGCGCGGCAGGCCCTGCAGATCGCGCATGGCCCAGCGGTGATCGCGGCGGATCTCGCCGATTGACGGGGTCAGGTCGTCGGCACGCTGGTTGGCGCTGTCGGTGGCGTCATAGGAACGGTAGCGCTCGGTCAGCTCGGCGGCGGCATACGTGGCCACCGCGCGGCGATAGAGCAGCACTAGGCGCGAGACGCCGGAGATGACATCGGCAGGCACGGCGGCCAGCGATTCGTGGCCATCGGCAACGCGCTGCGTGGCCCAGGGCGCGAGCGCGGTGTTCACCGTGGTCACAGCGTTGATCAAGCTGCTGCGCAGGCGCGCCTCGGTGACCGTGCCTGTAATCCTCATGTCCTCTCGCACCTGCGACGGCGAGATGGACGGCCACCAGCTGCCCGACGTGATGTCGTCGCTGGGGGCGTTCTTGCCGGGGGCGATGAATGCAGACATAAGGCCTCGGAATAGTCGCCGGTGGTCGGGGCGTCACCACAACGGGAGAGAGGTCGTTGTGGATCGGCCCCGAGCCGGCGGGGGTTGCGGGGACGCTCGGTTAGCTCTGCCCGGTGGCACCGTCAGCCGCCGGCGAGTCGCCAGCGTTGCCAGTGCCGGCATCCGGCGCAGGGCCGGTGCCGGTGTCGCCGTTGCCATCCGCTGCGTTGTGCTGCGGGGCATCGGCCGTGGGCGGAGCGTGTTTCTTGAGGAGGCGGGTTGCGCGCTCCAGGTCTTTCTTCCCACCGCACGCCGTGTCCAGCTCCAGGGCGCGGTTGAGGTTGGCCACGCACTTGACCAGCTGGTCGAAGGACGGCGGGTTGTCTTCGACGTCGTCGGCGCGGATCACGCTCCGGCCGGCGGCCAGGTAGAGCTTGGCGCGGACCTGGTCGGGCATGTCCTGCTCGGCGGTCAGCGCGGTGGTGGTATCCAGCACCAACACATCGAAGTCAGCACCCGCCACCTGGGCGCGCAGGGCAGCATCGGCCACTTCCTCGGCGATCAGGCAGCCGGTGGTGCGGGCGAAGCGGTCGGGCATGGCCAGGTTGTGGCGCAGAGCATAGGAAGCCAGTGGCAGCGCCCCGGCGAAGTCGCCGGCATCGATGTGCCAGAGCATCAGGGTGGCAACGACTTCATCGTCGCCGCCGGCATCGGCCTGCAGCACGCCCTGCAGGTAGGGCGCGTAGTCGTCCAGGATCTCGGCCTTGAACCTGCCCTTCGCCTCGCCCGACTGGATCTGCTTGAGGCGCAGGCGATGGTCCTGCAGCTTCATCATGTGCAGCTCGTACTCGGACGCGTTGTCCACCGGTGCCGAACCTTGGCGCCGGGCTGATTCCTCAGCCGCGCGAACGCGGCTGAGGTGCATCTTGGCGGGACTGGCGGCCATGGATCAGCCCCCAGCCGCTTCGGGTTCGGCGATGTTCTCGATCACGCAGCCGAAGCCGTAGTCCTCGACCACGTACGCATCGTTGGACGACTCGTAGTTCTCGATCTGGTTCTTCTTCGGGTTCTCGATGACGTAGCGGCGGCGACCTTCTTCCTGCCAGTAGATCGACAGGTTGGACAGCGAGGTGACCAGCAGGGTGCCATCCGGGATGTACGGCACCTCTGCAACCTGCAGGCCGCCCAGGCGGCGCTGCGACAGGATGATGTCGGTGGCCAGCTTCTCGGTGGAGGGCTGATCGGCGTTGACCAGCGGGAAGTACTTGTCGTGCAGCAGGCCACGGCCAACCACCGCGACCAGGCCCGGATCCTTGCGGTGCCACGGGTCGATCAGGTTGCTCACCGCGTCGTAGACCAGGGCGTCCAGGTTCTTGTAGTCACCCTCGGCACCGACCACCACCTTGCCCGAGCCAGCCTTCACTTCACGCATGACGCGCGCCGGGGCGTTGGTGCGGTACTGCTGCAGCCAGCCGATGTTGACGTCTTCCAGATTCGGGTGGGCGGCACGGTCGGTGGTTGCTGCCGCGCTGGTGCCATGGAAGCCGATCATCAGACGGTCCAGTGCCTGACGCTTGATGATGGCGTCGCGCAGCTTGGCCTGGAAGTCGGGGAACTTCGCCCAGGCGTCCAGCAGCTGGAAGCGAATGGCGGTGTCGAAGTTGGTCTGCTTGCACTCGTAGTCCTGGCTGCTCAGGCCCGAGACGTCGCGCGGGGAGCGCTCACCGTTGCCGGTGGTGTCGGTGCGGCCGGCGATGGTGCTGGAAACACCGATGCCAACCTTCTGACCCTTGAGCTCCCTGACGCCGATCATGTTGATCCGGCCCAGGAACTCGCTGGACTCCTGAATCCTGGTCTCCAGAGTCTGCTGGACGGTCGGGTCGACACTGAACGAATGGCCGGCGCTCTCGACGCCGTTGATGGTGGCCAGCTGTGCCAGATACGCGGCGTACAGGCGGCGGGTTTCATTACGCATGGAAGGTCTCCGAGAAGCGGGGTTGGGCGGTGGACTGCGGCGCGGCTTCGCGTCAACAGTCGGTCAGGGCGGTCTTTTCGTTCTGGCCGGTCACGGAGGGGCGGAAGGCCTGCGTGGTCGCTGCGGTGGTCGACAGCTTCTGCTCCAGCGCGCTGAACTCGGCGCGGCTTTCGTCCAGGTCCTTGCGCAGCGCGGCGAACTGCGCACCCTGGTCCTTGATGCTGTCGGCGATGCCGGTCAGCACCTCAGCCAAGCCAGCGAACGCCTGCGCATCAGCTGCGCCCTCTGGGGCCGGCGGCGTCACCGGTGCCGGCAACGGGTTGCCCTTTCCGGTGAAGCGCTCCAGCAGGCCGGCGATGCCGGAGAGCAGCTTGCCGGTGGCGTCGCCGCCAGCAGCGCCATCAGCGCTGACCTCTTCCAGCTCGATGCTGGATTCGCACGACGCGGTGAACACGTTCTCCGCGTTGAGCTTGCGGTCATCGAACAGCTTGGCCTCGGGGTGTTTGGCCGCGAAGGACAGCTTTTCGGTGCCCAGGCTGGCCGGGCTGTCGGTGACGGCCAGGCCGACCAGGTAGGCGCCGCCGGTCTTGGCAAAGTTGGGCGACACTTCGATGCTGGTGTAGATCTTCTGCTTGTCGTTGTTGACCATGCTCACCAGGGCATCGGTCGGTTCCAGCTGGGCGAACAGCGCGAGCTTCTTCTTGCCGTCGATGTCGACCTCTTCGGCCTTCACCGCCACCACATCGCCGTAGGCCTTGAACGGGCTATCCGGCAGGATGCCGCGAATGTGCTCCAGGTTGATGCGGGCACCATACAGCGACGGGTTGTAGCTGCCGGCCATCTGCTGGATCCAGCCACGCTCGATCACACGGCCATCGGTGGTGTCGCCTTCCACGGCGACGCGGAAGAACTTGCTGCGGTACTTCTTCTTGGGATCCGACATGGTGTCCTCTGCTGATTTTGGCCGTGTGCGCGGATCGCGCTTCAACAGGTCCATGGTCGGCAGAGCGACAAACAGCAGCAACGCAACCGAGTTGTAAGACACGGCGCTACGTCATTGATTTCTGTATGAATCGGTCGCCGGACGCGACCCTAGTGCGGTGAACGACGTCGCCGCCCAACTCCAAACCGACAGCCGCAGACAGGCCAAATTCCTGTACTGGATGGGCTGGCGTGTCACCGAGATCGCAGAGGCGATTGGCGAGAAAGAGAAAACCATACACAGCTGGAAGGCGCGTGACGAGTGGGACCGCGCCGACAACGTCGAACGCATCGGCGGAGCGCTTGAACAGCGCCTGGTGCAGCTGATCCTCAAAGAAGGCAAGACCGGCGGCGACTTCAAGGAAATCGACCTCCTGCACCGCCAGCTGGAACGACAGGCGCGGATCCAGCGCTACCAGGGCGGCGGCACAGAGACCGATCTGAATCCGGCCGTGGCCAACCGCAATGCAGGCCCGAAGAAGAAGGAGCGCCGGAACGAGTTCAGTGAGGCTGAGGTCGAGCAGCTGACCACCGCGTTTGTCGATGGTTGCTTTGACTACCAGCTGGACTGGTACAAGGCCAGCAACCTGCGCACCCGCGCGATCCTCAAGTCGCGCCAGATCGGAGCCACCTTCTACTTCGCCCGCGAGGCGTTGATCGATGCGGTCAAGACCGGCCGGAACCAGATCTTCCTGAGCGCATCGAAGGCGCAGGCGTTCCTGTTTCGTGGGTACATGCAGGCCTTCGTGCGCGAGACGCTGGACAAGGATCTCAAGGGCGGCGACAGCATCGTCCTGGCCAACGGCGCAGAGCTGTTCTTCCTGGGCACCAACGCCCGCACCGCGCAGGGCTACCACGGCAACTTCTACTTCGATGAGTTCTTCTGGACGCACGGGTTCGATGAGCTGAACAAGGTGGCCAGCGGCATGGCCATGCACAAGAAGTGGCGCAAGACCTATTTCAGCACGCCGTCCACCATGGCCCACCAGGCGTACAGCTTCTGGACCGGCGAGCGCCGCAACCGGGGCAAGCCAGCTGATCAGCGCATCAAGATCGACACCTCGCACGATGCGCTGGCTGGCGGTCACCTTGGGCAGGACAAGCTCTGGCGGCAGATCGTCACCATCCTGGACGCCGAACGCCGGGGCTGCGATCTGTTCGACATCGATGAGCTGCGCGAGGAATACAGCGCGGATGCGTTCGAGAACCTGCTGATGTGCGGGTTTGTTGACGACAGCGCCAGCGTGTTCCCCCTGAGCCTGCTGCAGACATGCGGCGTCGACAGCTATGTGGATTGGGCAGGCGACTACCGTCCCTTTGCCCAGCGCCCCTATGGCGACCGCCCTGTGTGGGTTGGCTACGACCCTGCCGAGACCGGCGACAGTGCTGGTCTGGTCGTGGTGGCGCCACCCAGCGAGCAGGGTGGCAAGTTCCGTGTGCTGGAACGCTTCCAGTTCAAGAGCAACGACTTCGCCGCGCAGGCCGAGATCATCCGCAAGATCACCCGGCGCTACTGGGTTACCTACATCGGCATCGACACGACCGGCATGGGCACCGGTGTGGCCCAGATCGTGAAGACCTTCTTCCCCAACCTGGTCACTTTCAGCTACTCGCCCGAGGTAAAGGCCAGGCTGGTGCTGAAGGCTTACGACGTGATCAGCAATGGGCGTCTGGAATACGACGCCGGCATGCTCGATCTGACACGGTCGATCATGGCCATCAAGAAGACCCTGACCAAGAGTCAGCGGCAGATCACCTATACGGCAGGGCGAAGCGAAGAGACGGGCCACGCCGATCTGGCGTGGGCGCTGTTCCATGCCCTGCACAACGAACCGCTTGAGCGCCCGCACGCATCGGCGCGGCGCAGCCGATTGGAGATCAACGCATGAACGACGTCGCCGCACCTGCGGCTCCCGCCCGCACGGTCAGCTTCACCTTCGGGGATCCGGTACCGGTGCTGGAATCGGGCGGCATCCTCGACTACGTCCACTGCTGGCAGAACGGGCGCTACTACGAGCCGCCGGTGTCGCTGGATGGCCTGGCGCGGGCAACCCGCGCCAACGTCTACCTGGGATCCGGCCTGCGCTTCAAGACCAACATGCTGGTCCGCTCCTTCAAGCCGAACAAGATCCTCAGCCGCGAGGCATTTGAGCAGTTCGCCATGGATTGGGTGCATTTTGGCATGGGTTACCTGGAGCGCCGGAATTCGGTGATCGGCAACGCGATTGCGCTGGTGCCGGCACTGGCCAAGTACATCCGGCGCGGCGTCGAGCCAGGCACCTTCTACCAGGTCCGCGGCTGGAAGGATGAGCATGAGTTTGCGCCGGGCAGCGTGTTCCAGCTGCGGGAGGCTGACGTCAACCAGGAGATCTACGGCTTGCCGGAGTGGATGCCCTCGCTGCAGTCGGCCTTGCTGAACGAGTCGGCCACCCTGTTCCGCCGCAAGTACTACAACAACGGCTCGCACGCCGGCTTCATCCTTTACCTGACCGACGAACAGGTCGATGACGCCGACGTGGACGCGCTGCGCGAGTCGCTTAAAAGCACGCGTGGCGTGGGCAACTTCCGCAACCTGTTCCTGCATTCGCCCAGCGGCAAGAAGGATGGGCTGCAGCTAATCCCGGTCAGCGAGGTGGCCGCCAAGGATGAGTTCACCGGTATCAAGAGCGTCACCCGCGATGACGTTCTGGCATCGCTGCGGATCCCGCCGCAGCTGCTGGGGGTGGTGCCGCAGAATGCCGGTGGCTTTGGCTCCATCCGCGATGCCTACACGGTGTGGGGCAAGACAGAACTGGCGGCCATGCAAACCCGCATGCTGCGGGTGAACGACTGGATCGGTCAGGAGGTGATCGCGTTCGATCCCTTCGACCCGGAAGCCCTGGGCGGTGCCGCGTAATGCCCTCGATCATGCAAAACCTGCGCTGCGGCGAGTGCGCCAAGCTGCTCGCCCGCGCCCTCGGCTATGCCGAGCTTCAGATCAAGTGCCCGCGCTGCGGCACGCTCAACCATATGAAGGCCGAGAGCCTCCCCTCAGTTCGCCGCGAGCGACTTGAAGAAGGCTCCTGCCATGAAAAACCTGCTGTTGAAGGGCGACGCCCTGTCCCTGCTGCCGACTCTCGAAGCCGGCTCGTTCGATGCCCTGATCACTGATCCGCCCTATGCCAGCGGCGGCCTGACCGCCGCCGCGCGCCAGCGGCCGCCATCGGAAAAATACGTTCGATCCGATCTGCATGCCGACTTCCTGGGCGATGAGCGCGACCAGCGCTCGCACCTGCGGTGGATGGTGATGTGGTTGAGCGAGTGCGCCCGCCTGCTCAAGGAAGGCTCGCCCGTGTGCGTCTTCACCGACTGGCGGCAGCGGCCGCTCACCACCGATGCGCTGCAGTGCGCCGGGTTCACCTGGCGCGGGGTGACCGTGTGGGACAAGACTGAGGGTGTCCGCCCCCAGCGCGGCCGGTTCCGTAACCAAGCCGAGTACATCGTGTGGGGTAGCAAGGGCGCCATGCCGCTGGGCCGCAACGCGCCGGTGCTGCCGGGCGTGATCAAGGCGAAGGTGCGCCGCGACGACAAGCTGCACATGACCGGCAAGCCGACTGACCTGATGCGCCAGGTCGTGCGGATCTGCGAGGCGGGTGGCCGGATCTTGGATCCGTTCGCAGGGTCGGGCACGACGCTGGTGGCCGCCCAGATGGAAGGGTTCGGCTGGACTGGCTGTGAGGTCACCGAGCACTACGCCCAGGTGGCTCGCTCTAGGCTGGCCAGTCTTCAGTAATCAAGAGGGGGCCTTACGGCCCCCTTTCGCTGCACTCAGTTTGCAGAGACCAGCTGGATGGTCATCCCGGCTGAATCTAACGGGTGTCCGGCGGAAACCTGTGGGCCGCTCCAGTGCAGCGTTCCGCCGTTGTCGTCGGTGTGGCCCAAGCCGTCGACCACCAGCCACACCAGCTTCTTTGTAGCCGGGTTGGAAAGCTGCGTGACCATGCGGTCGAAACTGGCCTCGGCTGCGTTGATAGTGACCTGGATAGTCTTCGCGGCCGGATCCACCCAGAACAGGCCTTGGTGCTCTGGCGGTTCAGAGTACGAAACCAGGTCGATGACGACCGGATAGTCCGTCACGTCGTGCTCGTTTTCCCCTGCCACCAACCTGTGGGCAATCTCCAGCGCGCCCTTCAGTTCCAGCGACGGGCCACTTGAATAGCGAGCGGGAAGGGTGAGCTCGGCGTTCTCGACGCGGATGTTGATCATTC